AGCGTGTTGAATCCTCCCAAAAAATAACAAGTGGGTCCATTCTTTGCCGGTAGAGAGCTTCCGATTCTATGTGTTGTTTTATGAGTGTTTTTATTTCATTGAGAGTTGTTTCTAATTGAGCTTTTCTTTTCGGAAAATTATCGAGATGTTCTCTAATTTCTTTTTTTAATTTTTTCATATCGACCTGTTGATTAGTTATTTACCAATTTTTATTGTTTGTTGAACTTCTGAGTTACATTAGCCGCAGAAAAAATACCAATATTGACTAGAACCGCTGTAATAAACTGATCAACTGTCATTTTGTCTACTACAACAAAAATGGTGAAAATAATCATAAGTACTAAAGAAAGTAAAAACTTTCTACCACCTGCTGATTGCATATCCATAATGTTTACATTTAATTATAAGGCTCTTCCGAGAGATAGGCAGGCGGAGGAGAGCCTGACACTATCTCGCAAAAGCCCTAAGGCTTTGCTCTTTTTTACTTAGTGTATGCGTCTTTCTTTTCATCAGAAAAGAAGTCACTATCTGTTTCGACAATCTCTTTCATTTTATCAAAGATACGTGCTTTATAATTTGGGAATGCTTTTCTTGACTCTTCATCTCTCAGTTTATCATCTTTTATAGCATCTATTCTGTCTTTTTCTTCTTTTCGCACAATACGTTCTGCTAAATGTTTCGCAATATGTATACATACTGGTAATGGGTATTGAACTCTACCGGGGATAAATGACGATTTTCTCTTTCCGTCAATGCTCCCTGCTTCTACTGTACCGGCTGGTACTACAATATCCTTTCCTGCATACTTGTGAACAAATTCTTCTGTCGTAGGGTTAAGGATTACACCAATTTTAAGAGAGTCTACGTCCTCTGGTACTTGGTTAATGTCTACTATGCCTTCTGCCATAATGTTATATTTAATGTTTACCTCAAGTGAGCCTCCCTATCATCAGAGAGAGGCTCTATGAAGTTACTACTAGGTAGCAGCAACAATAGCTGGTCCACCGAGTAAAATACATTCTGTCAATACAGCACTGTTTTCTGCTTGAGCAGCACAGGCGATTGCAAATGAGTTTACTGATCGTGTTGTAGCGTCTTTCTTTGCTGATTTTTCAGTGTTAAGGACTTCGACATAGTCATCTTTTGCTACATCAGTTGTGCCCTCTACGAGAACTTCAGCTTTCCCCTTCACTTGTACCCAAGCAAAACCTGCAGTTGCACCTTTATTTTCAAGTACTACTGCGTATTCTTGGTACACAGCGAGTGTTTCTGCAACAACAAGTTTAGGACAAGTTTCTTCATCACCGTCTTGTGTTACTACATATACTTCGCCTTTCAACGCATTGGCTGGAACATAAGCGTAGAGGTATTCGTTCATACCAACACTCTTTCGAGATCCTTGCGCTCCTGTCCCGTCAATTACGTCTACTGGTCTAGACAATTCATTCGACATACATTTGTTCTATTATTGAGTTATATTATGCGGTTACACCTGTAAGGCGTCCACTTCTTCGTGGGTTGCTATTCACAAGCTGACCATACCAGAAGATAAACCCAATTCGACCATCCTGATTGATTGGATCACGGAGAGGAGTTACTGCAAATCCTTTAGAGTCTGTTGGGAATTGTGGGTGCTTCATATAATAGAGATTGACATATTTCTCGTTAATGAAGAACATTTCACCTGTTGGACAATATTCATCAGCAATAACAGGAACACCACGGAATGACAGGGCTTTCATACCACCATCACCAGAGTTATATCCGGAAGCTTCACTTTGGAAGCGTACTTGTGGCTGAAGAAGCGACTCATACTTGCTCCAGAGAAGTTCTGTAGTGACAATAATTGTCGGAGAGTCTTGTCCTGACTTACAGCTATCAAACATAGTTGCAAGAGCTGAAAGAGTAAGCGCACCAACAGCTGCAGTGTAGTTACCTTTGAACCAAGTATATGTTCCAAGGGTAATATCTCCGTAAGAAGCGGTAGCTGTACCGTCATTTCCTACTGCTGCCAAGAGTCCTGTAAGGTCTCTACCACCATTTCCTGTCCCGTCACTAAAAAGTTGAGTACAAAAACGATCGGTAATAGAACTCTTTGCCTCTTCCATTTCTGTTTCCATAAGGTCTGCAATACCTTCGCCACCATTCTTTGCGAGATCGATGTTTGAAAGAACGATAGGTTGGAAAATCTGCTTCACGTTAAACGAAGCTCTCGTTCGAGTAGTTTCCTGAGCGGTATTGAGCGTATCAAGTCCCGAGTAAGAACCACCTTGTGTGTTATGACGGTATTTTACTGGAATGTCCAGTCTTTTTCCACCATTCCATAACTTCATACTACTCCAAAGGCGTCCCAAGAATGGGTGATCCTTTGAAATCTGATCTTCAATATTAGGGAGAACTTTCTCTCTCGTAATAGAAGTCAGTTGATCAAAATCTGCAAAAGCCATAATTTTAAGTTTATTTGGGTTAGTTTACCCCTCCTTCTCTGAACATTTGTCCGAAAGACTTATTGCTGTCAGTTTTAGGATTGTAATGTGTTACTTGTGTTTTACCATAAGCTCCTTTACCACCACTAGCACCGTCAGCATTTCTCCTGCGAGCATCGTTGTATACCTCATCTTTGTAAGACTTATCTTTTTCAAGACCTCGCCATACTAAAATAGCCTGTTTGAGAGTTGCACAGTCATAATCACGTGCAGTTTTAAGAATGGCAGTTTTATTATCTGCAAACTCTTTACTGGTACGTTCATAAAACCGTATCTCGCCTTGAGCTTTACGTAATTCAGCTTTCTCAAGTTCTTTCTCTCGTCTTTGACGTATTTCAATGAGCTTTTCAACTCTTTCGTCTTCGTCCAAACCTTCAAGCTCGTCCTCCTCTTTAGAGTTCGGCTTAGATGATCTTGCAACTTTCTTTAATTCTGCAATCTCACGTTCAGCCTCTTCTCTATCTTCTCTCCAACCCTCGACAAGTTTTTGATATTGCTCTTCGGTAACTGTTGGCGTTTCGCCTTTCTTACCGTCTTGCACGTCCGACTTGTTCTCGTCCGCTTTACTCTCTCCAGTTTCCACTGGGTCTTTGAGTAGGTCTCCCTCTGTAAGAGGAATGATAGGTTCTGCACCCATAATACTATATGTTTAATGTTTACTCATCTTGATATACGTGGTCGAAACGTATACCAAGTCAATACACATTACTTGGTTTGTTTTAATTCTTTTTCTTGTTGCCTTTGTTGTGTAGCACCTTTCATTACGCTTTCTGTGAGAACTTTAGTAAGCGTAGCTTTATCAACCTGAGCGTGAGCTTCGAGTAAGTCCATATCTCCTTGATCCATTTTCTTATTCGGGTCTTTATAGAAGTCAAAGTGGAGTTTTACGTGTTCTTTCGTTACCAATTCAGGTGGAGTAGGTGGAATATCTTTACCACCACCAGCCTGAAACCCTTTGTTTTCCATATCAGCCCGTTCTATTGGGTTTTCTGTCCCGTCACCAGCGCTATTTGCTCCGCCGGTCATATCAGAAGCCAACGACTCGCTATCTTGAGGAGTAAGCATACCGAACTTCAGCCAGTTTACTAATCTTGTAGCTTTTTCTTCTGGATTTGATACTTCCAATTCAGCGAAGAGTGTATACGGGTCAAGTGCTTGCATAGAATAAAGTTGTATTGCTCTTGCTACTTTATCGAGTTTGATCATAGACTGAGGAATGATAATAGGTTCAATGCCCTCTTCAACATCGTGGTTGATAAGGTCTTGCATTTCTACACCGTCTTTCCCTCCGAGCTTCTTTACCCAATGCTTTTCGGTATAAAACATCTTGATAAGCTGTATCCAGCCCTCAGTTATCTCTTTAATAGCAGACTCTATCGCTCTTGACTGCATACGAACAGGTACTCTATCACTCTCTTGGTTCATCTGATCTTGTCCGAGCGTTCCGGCATTACCACTACCTCTTGATATTTCGTGGTGTCCAAATACATCGTCTATGTACTTCTCATCTTGTTCTTCATCAGTGATAATTCCACCAAGTTCTGCAAACGTAGGAGATACTATTTGTACTGGATGTTGATTTTGTTGCATATCCGCAAACAAAACTTGAAAAGGCTCATCATTTATTGAGGCTCTTTCTTCTTCCGTAAATGAATTACTATCGACTACTACTTTTGTATTACAGTTCTTTAGGTTATCAGATATTTGACGCTTCTTTTCATTATAAGCAATCAAAACTTCTTTTACTTGTGCAATAAGGTTACTCGAGTACATCTTTCCCAAAAGCTTCATTGAGGGGAATTGCACAAAAGGCTTCCTCGACTCTGACAGAAAGTTTACTATTGGCTTAAAGTTTTCTACGTCTTGAGGATCAAGCGCCTGTGTAAGCGTTTGGTCAATAGGCATACCCGTTACTTGCGACTGCATTTGTGCTTGTGCAAACTGTTCTGGTCGTGTTTGCTTTGCCCAGTCTGTCATCTGAAGCATTGGATCACGGTATTCATAGTATGGGTTCTTTTTCTTCTCAAGAATAATCTTCTCTCCTTCCTTTCCATACACCATTGAGATAGTTAGGTCATTCTCCCAGTACTCATACAAACGTGCGAGAGAACCTCTACCTGTACCTTTCAAATCCATTTCGTTATTCGTACCACTCCTTGACGCAAGTCTTTCAATCTTGAGATTGTCAAACTTAATCTTATCATATACTTCAGGGTGCTGTAATTTCCACCAGCTACGACTCTTCATCGGGTGGTATACGAGAAACTCTGAGTCCTGTATATTCGTAGCTTCTGGTGATAATGTTATCTCTTCAATCATTACAGGCTCTACTGAAAAATCATTCCGTTTATAATCCCAATACCATTTTGCAAAGCTATCTCGCTTGATCCTTGTATCAAAGAGGCATTTCGTGATGAAGTCCATAAACTCTACTCGAATGAAACCATACTCTATGGCATTCTTTATTTTTTCTGCCCTCTTAATGCTTGGAGGTGTATCTTTACTTGGGAGCATTTGAACTTTTGGCAGGTTATCTGTATCCATACCAACCATATTCCTGATTGTGAGGAAGACACGGTTATATACTGCCTTTGAATTATATTTATTCAGATTGGTATTTGATACACTATCAAGCTCGCCAAAGAACAGCTTTTCATTCTCCTTTACTTCTTTGATGATACTGTCATAGAGTTGTTGCCCTTCTCTTAAGCGAAGTTCTATCTTCTGACCGATGATCTCATCAGTATCTTTCTCTAAATCTATATCACTGAAAGCCTCCTCTGTGGCTTCTATACTCATTCTGTGTATATCTTCACTCATAGTTTGATAAAATCTTGTGGATTATTTTTTATTGCGTTATCGAGTAGCTGATTGTATATGTCTTCTTTTTCTTCTGCCTTGTTATTCACGTATCTTGACATCACTCCACCGCTTACGAAGTCCGGTCTACTCATTATCACGTATCGTGTAGGGTCTACAGTGTGATCATCTTTCTTTCTTGGGGCTTCATCAGGGTCATTTTCATTGGAACTGCTCATCTTTTTCCACTTATATCCTTCCATTTCGTCTATACAGCAGGTGCAGGTATCAAACCAAAATATGCGTGGGCTACCTTTTTTCTTCGTTATAGGGTGTATTCTATCGGGGTCAATCCTTAAGTACTTGTGCATTCGTGCTATTCCGGCACTCACATCGTTATTAGCGTAGTGTACTGGCATCTGATAGCCAAATACCTTCAGCCACTCCTCTTTGTACTCGGTATCAACCTTTCGACCGCTTCCACCTCGTACACTCTTCACGCTTGGGTCAATCTCTATGCCTTCAATATCTTCTTTTTCGTTCAATTCATATATATTCTTTACGTGCTGGTCTACGAACTCTCCTGTCTTGACGTATTCCCTATACACATAAAGATCTCCTTGGGGACTGAGTGCTATCCATACATATGTACTCGGGTTTCTCTCCCCGTGGTCTATACCACCATATCGTTTCCAGCTATTAGGTATAGCAAACGGCTTTATAACGTGGACTGATCTATCAAAATCGGGAAATATCTGCCCTTCAAATACATTCCAGCTCGCCTTTACGTATCTTTCATACAAATCTCCTGTATAGCTATTCAGAACATCCAGATAATCCTGTGGGAGATTTGTATTCTCATCGCTTGGAGCTTTAATGACAAAGTACTTCTCTAGGTCTTCTTCTGTCTTTATGCCTTTCCCTAAAACGAATTGCTTGTATGTCCAGTTCTTCCCTTCACTATTGCTTGTCAGTAGTCCGACTCTCTTGGGGTGAGCTTTGTGTCTTAATCTACCTTTCAATACATTAAATGTTAGCTCGTCTACTTCGTTTACTTCGTCTATCCAGAAGGTTCCTATCTCCAAAGACTTAAGTTTTTCTATATCATCTAGCCCCCAGAAATATATCTCGTGCCCATTTATCATCGTGACAAGGTTCTCGCTTTTGTTCCACTTTAATATCAATCTCTTATCACATACTTCGAAAAATGTCTTCATTGTAGTAGCTTTGAGGTCGACAAGTGTCTGTCTTGCTACCAGTGTACGCCCGTTAGGCGCTCTCATAGCCAATCTAATCACTGCTTGCGATCCGATAAAAGACTTACCGCTACCGAAACCACCACAATACCATACAAACTTCGCTCGAGGATCTTCTTCTATCAGCCTTATAAACACCTTTTGTTTTGGTAATGGATCGAATTGTTGTACCTCTACCCCTACTTTCTGTTCCATATTATAACACACTTTCTTAATTATCTTCGTAAAAATTACGGTGTTTTTTCAAATGTACTTTTTTTCTTCCTATCTATAAGCCTTTTTTTAGCTCTTGACAAATTACTCTATAATTCTACTTGTTTTAGTCGCCTCATCTATCTTTTCAGCGTCATCTTTGGTCATCAGTGGTGTAAATATAGCTGGGTTGTTGCCGTTAAACTCGATTTTCTTGGTGTCTACGAGCATTCCTTTCATCTTTCCGAGCATTTCTACTGCTCTCATACCTGAGTTCGAATAGTTTTTGTCAATCATTCCAGCTTTGGCATACCATAAAGCCATATTCGTTACTGACTCCTCCGTTACCATCTGTGCCTCTAGCTTATTGTTCAGTTCAGCTCGAACATTAGGGTTCTTTAAAAGAATACTAGCTTGAACACTTGCTACATTGTCATTCTTTACATCTGGGAATACTGCCTTATAAGCGTTCTTTCCGTTCCCTCCGTTCTTTATATATTCGTTAAGAAACCTTACCCACGATAATTTCAACCCGCTTGTTTCTATGTTAGGATTGTTCTCTTCTTTTTGTGCAGTACTATTTATAAAGCGACTCTGTCCTTTACCCTTTGTACCAACTGATTTTTTCATAACTTTAACTCTTTATTACATAAAAAAATAATAACAACTATCCTCTATTGGATTGTTGTTATTATTACTTCGTTATTATGAGAACGAATACTCTATTCTTCTTCTGCTGGTATCTTTATATCTTCGTATATAATTATATCACTTTCTTTCTTATTATGCAAATGACTGTGGTGAGATAATATACTTACTGCTCTCTTTACGAACTCTCTGCTTTCGGGAGTCTTTAGTTTTTTAGTGATATTAGCACTGCAATTCCTGCACATATTGCCGAAGAGTATATAATAATCTTCTTGCTTATCTTTATTGCACTCTTCTAGGCAAACAAAGCACCTCGTCTTGATCTTATTAGTGAACACTTCTCCTTTTATCTGTGATTTTAATGTATTGAGGTTTCTATTCGAATTGGCTTTTATATATATATTCATATTATTTTTATGCTTTATGTCTCAATGCTTCATAGAGCTTTTCTGGACTCACTAGCATTCTATTATCCAGTAAAAACTTTACAATAAGTCCGCCAGATAAGTTTATATGAGTAAATATATATGGCTTGCTAACTACCTTGATATTATTATTGTCTAGGTACATTACTACATCCTCTATTTCTTTAAGCTCTGCTACGGTTTTTTTCTTTCCTCTATTGGCTAGGTTCATTACTATGTACATATTCATATTATTATATTATTTATCCTTCTTCTCCTTCTGCCCAACAATCAGGGCAGATATGAGTACCGCCTTCCTTTACTTCTTGTGGTTCGTCGATATACCTGTACATATTGCCACACGCTTCACATTGCACTATTGATAATGTATCTTCTTGGTCTTTATTATTATTAACGATTTTCATATTTTTGGCTTAAAATTATTTATCTCTTCCTCTTTCATAATCTCTATAAGCTTCTGTAGCATTTGATCTAGCTTCATCAT